TTCGGAGTTGAATATAATCACTCCCACGTATTTTCACATACAATCTACGACCATAATATTAGGTCCGACGATTTTAGTATACGATATGTACACTTGACTATTGTCGTTCCTGTTGACAAAGCTCCAAAGGTTTGCTTGAATGCTCCTAATGTGCTTGAATTCTCTACTAATTGTCTTCTCAATTATTTTGTGATAGTTAACGAGGTCAAGGGTTTGTTTAACGTGACGTTTGTGTTACGTTACGGCGAACCTCTGATAACGACAGCTTTCTCAGAGATGACTACGGAGATTGGCGTATTTTTTCCGCTATATCTTCCTGAATCAGGCTCTAAAAACACTTCCGCGTCTACCATAAAGAAAGTGTCTAAGAGTAAGAAAATCATATCAGAGATTAAATTGCAAGAGAAAAAGAAACAACGGAATGTCACCCAGATTAGAGATTCCAAGCAGCAATTAGTGTTCTATCAACCAGAAGGATTGTTTACAGTAGGTTTAGATGTAGAGACACAAGAATTCTTCTCTAACTTGATTTCTCGGTTTGCTGAATCGTTTCAAATTCGTATTGATTTCATGGGTCCTATCTATGAAAAGTTGACTTTTGTTTTACAAAAACTAAGAGATATTTCCGCTAGTTTAGCGAAATTCGTTAGAGGAATAATATTGTTCTTTTCTAGTTTTTTTTCTTCTCCTGTTAAGAATCTTATCTTTTCTTTGTTAGGAGAACATGTCGAGACAGAAGTTGTTTTCGATATTGAAATGGAACCTGAAGGAGGTTTTTCTCTAGAGTTTCTTACTCCAATCTTTACGAAATACTTTAGTGATTTCATAGACCTAAGTAATTGGTTTATGTTTATTGATAGAGTGCGGATATTGCGATCGTCTGTTCAATCTAGTAAGTCTGTGTTGTCGTGGTTGTATTCTCTTTTAAAAGAGTTTATGCAGCTGTTTTGTGACTCCATAGGCATTGTGAACCCGCTAGACCAAGACATGCACCCTGATATCGTCCTTGTACAAAAGAAAGCTCGAGAGTACCTTGATGCTTGGCACAATGGCCGTGATACCGATTATGAATTTTCTAGGAAAGTTTATGAATTGCAAACGACAATCGAGAACATGGTTCACGATAAACGTAGGCGTTATTCTCCACAAATGAAGGAAAAGCTCGTGTACTTGCTTAGAAAATTTTCTCCAATAGTCGATTATTGCACCCGACACGTTAACCCCAATAACGGGCCTCGTGTTCCTACTTTTGGAGTTCTTATAGGAGGACCTACATCTGCTGGCAAGTCAACCTTATCTCAGTTAGTGTTGCATGCCATTATAGCAAACGTTCTAGAAGGTGAAGAACTTGCAGAATTTATGGCTAATCACAATGATTTTATCGATATACGTCATAGTGAATTAGGTTTTTGGGATGGAACTCATCCTGGGAAAGCTTTTGCCATTGTCTACGATGACTTCGGACAGTTAAGAGATAGTGTTGGCAATCCTAATTTGGATGCTTTCGAGATTATCAGGTTGATAAATAGTGCACCTTATC